TAATATAACAAATATGATAAAATAACAAAAAAATATTTTTAAAAACAAAATGCAAAAAATTTTGGTGAGTTGTCTTAAAGAAAGATAAAAACTCTTTATTTTAAAAGTCCACAGTGGGGACATAGTCGTAGCGATGCGATTGTGTCCCTTTTTTTGTTTTATCACAAAATTATTTTAAAAGTGCTCAAAAAATGACACGGAGCGGATGAGGTCGGAGGGAAAGCAAAAACATTTAAGGATATCTAAAAATGGGGGAGGGGTATTTGAGGATGTATGGATAAAAAAGATCAGATAAGAGCAGAATATGAAAACGGATCAGGGGCAAAAGAACTCGCGGAAAAATACAATGTAAAAGCTAACACAATAACAATTTGGGCAAAACGGCACAAGTGGAACAAAAGACTACAAAAAAAAAATAGAAAATTGTCACTTAAAAAAAGTGACAAAGTGACAAATAAGAGTGACAGTGACAAAGTGACAGCTAAAAAAATGATAGATTCGCAAAAAAAGAAAATCGTTGAAAAAGTCATCAAGGAAGAAGAAAAAGAAATAAAAAGTCAAAAGAAGCGTAAGCAATTGACAGAAAAAGAAAAAGAGTTTATTCGCAATTATTTTGCTTGTAAATTTAATGTAAAGCTTGCAACGTTACAAAGTGGTTACAAGCAAGAATCACAAGGGGCTTTTATTTTAAAAAAAGAAAAGATAAGAAAAATAATTGACAGAATCAAGCAAACTTTTGTGGAATCCGATCCGTTGTTGATAGATCCGAATTACATTAACGAGGAGCTTTTGAAAAATCACTTAATGGCAAACGGAACGCTAAAACAAAAACAAGCGGAACTTGTAGAAAAAAAGATTAAAAAGCCCGTTGTTGTTGATTTAGGCGGTAAAAAAGTTGTGAAATATGAAGAGTTTACAGAGGCGGAAATTGTGGAATACGAAGCGGCAATCACTGACTTGAGAGCCAGCACACAATCATTACAGTTGTTAGCAAAGCTGAAGGGCTTTGACAAACCACAGGCGGAAGAAAACAAGGAAGAAAAAAATCTTGTTGCATTGTTGCAAAGCATAACGGCTGAGGTTGGAACAGATGAATAAACTCAATAAAAAACAGATTAACATTTTAAAAACTTTCAAAAAAGAACAGCCGAGAATCACAATTTTACACGGTGCAAAGCGTTCTGGAAAAACATTCTTAAATAACTTGTTAATGCTATCTCATATTTCGCATTTTTATAATCAAAACGTTAATTTTATTATCGTTGGAGCAACAAGCGGAAGTATCTGGCGTAACGTCTTAAATGACTGGGAAACAATGTTAGAAACTACGTTCAAACTTAGTAAGGATGGAAGTTTTAGGCTATTCGGAAATAACATTTATATTTTCGGCGGGGAAAAAATAGACAGCTGGAAAAAGATGCGTGGAATGACTTCTCATGGAACGTATATAAACGAAGCTACAGCGTTACATAAAACATTTATTGAAGAAGCATTTTCACGGACTTCAGGGCAAGGGGCTAAGATATTTATTGACACGAACCCGGATAATCCAGGGCATTTTGTCAAAAAAGATTATATTGACAAAGCAGGAGAACGCTTGGAAAATGGTAAATTGAACATACTTTCAGAACATTTTAGACTTGATGACAATGAATATCTTATAAATAACAGTTCAGAATATGTTGAAAGTATTAAAAAGACTACTCCGAATGGTGCAACATATGACAGAGATATACTTGGTTTATGGGTAGCTCAAGAAGGAATAGTATTTGGAGAGTTCAACGAAAAAGAAAATGTTATTGAAAGCGTTGAAAATATTAACTTTAAAGAGTTCTACTTTGGAATTGACTGGGGGTATGAACATTACGGAGTGCTTGTGGTTATTGGTGTTGATTATGATGACAATTATTATATTGTCGAAGTAATTGCAAAACAGCACAAATATTTTGAGCCGTACTGGAAGCCAAAAATACTTGAAAAATACAGACAATACAGACCTTCAAGGGTATTTTGCGACGGTGCAAGAGTGGAGTATGTGAACGGATTAATAGATGTTGGAATTGATGCAGAAAATGCAAAAAAGGATGTAAAAGAAGGAATTGACTTGGTCGGTGCTATGTATAAGAGAAATGTTTTAAAAATAGTCAGAAGTGCATTTAAAGGCAGATTTGAAGATGAAATTTATAGCTACGTATGGGGTAAAAATGATGAGCCGATTAAGCTTAATGATGACGTGATGGACAGTATAAGATATGTGCTATATAGTCTCAAGAAAAATGAGGGTGGTATTGCTTATCTCTTTAGCAACTAAGGAAAGGGGGAAATTGGATGGATGAAAAGCAACGAAAACGTATAAAGAACTACTATAACAGAACACAATATGATGATGCTAATTTTAATGATAATACGCCAAATATGTTTAATGAAACGATTGAAATATTTAATCCTGTCAAAGATATTACGAAAGCCCTCGTATCCGCTGCAATTAAAGACTTACAGACAAAAAATGAAGAACTTCAAAAAGTGTGGGATTATAACAAAATGCAGGCGTTCAGTAAAAAAATCTGTAAAGAAATGTATTTACAAGAAGTTGTTTTTGTTGAAACAATAAAAAACAAAACAAACGATATTATCTATATTTTGCACGAGATAGACAATATCGAACATATTGAGCAGTTTGGGGAACTTATACAATTTAAAATAACGGGCGAATACTCATATTTTAATGAAAAATGGGAACAACAAAGTGTTTCATTTTCTCGAGAATATAAAAAACTTGAAAATGGGAAAGTGAAAAAAGTTGAAATAATTGATAATCAAGTCTTTGAAGCTCCATTCATGCTTGACAAGATTCCAGTTGTTAAATTTCGGACTGATTCTAATATTATAGAAGCTTTGAATATTATTGACAAAATCAATGTAATTGAGGCTTATATTCACAATGTCTTTGACATGCACGGAGACCCAGTTGTGCATGCCGGGAACGTTGTAAACTTTGCTGACATTAACGGGAATGAAAAGCAAAAAAAGAATGCGGAAGCTTTGGAAGCGTTCAGATTTAAGAAAAAAAGATTTATTTATACAAAGCCTGGGGAACAGGAAGCATTCTTTAAATACATTGAGCTATCAAAACCGTTAATTTCTGAAATGCAAGCAAACATTGAAAGGCTTGAAAAAAGACTGTCAAACTTATTCCCTGAATTTTTGCTTGTAGACACTAAAACTCAAAACGTGTCACAAGAGACATACAGCATGAAAAATAATGGGCTTAGAACTAAAATACTATCATTTAGAACGGACTTTTTAAAAGGGCTTGTTGACTTAGATAATTCAGCTTTGGAGCTTATGGGAAGAGTATCGAATGTGACAGAGGATGACTACACTTATCTTGATCCGTTCGAAGAAGCTGAAAGACTTTCGAGATTAACAACAATTGAGAAAATGGCAGATGTTATTTCAAAACTTAAAAATATTGATGAAGAAATGGCTTTGAGTGACAAAATAAACGCTTTGACTGCGGAAGTAACGGAAGAATTAGAGGGAATGTATGAATAAAGTTGAATTGAAGTGGGATTTTAAGACAGAAGAAAAGCTTTTTAAGATATTCAGAAAACTGAATTATTCTAAGCTTAATCGTAAAACGTTAAAAATACCCTTTGAAGAGATTTTAAAAACTTTTATGAACTTTAGTATCAAATTAGAAAAAAAGTATCGTAAAACTAAAAATATTGATGTTAAAAAGCATTTAACATTAGCAACAAGACAAGTTAACGAAGTGGCGGAATGGCAACTGAAAATGAAAGAATTTGTTGCAAAAAACAAAGATAATACAGGCTTAAGAAAAAAACTAAAAAACAATGCAAAATTTCGTGCAAGGAACATGAAAGGCAACTATTACAAGGACTTTTTAAAGGAAATAGTTGCAGAAGATTCTGAATATTTTAAATGGAACACGATGGGAGATGAACGTGTAAGACCTGAGCATGAAAACAGGGATGAAGAAGTCTATAAATATGATGAAGCAGACCTTCTTCCTGGTGAAGACCCTGGTTGTCGTTGCTGGGCAACAGCTTATTTTCCAGATGATTTTGAATAAAAAGGGAGGAATATATGTATTTAAAATTTTTAAGAGACAAAGAAACGGATGTTGGAGGAGTGACAGAAACAACTGTTGAACTAACAACAGAAGAAATGAAGTCAAAAATAACAGAGTTAGAAAATCAGGGAACGGCTAAAGATGGAGAAAACTCTAAATTAAAAAAAGACCTTGAAACATTACAGAAAAAGCTCTCTAAACTTGAAAATGAGGGCAAAACAAAGGAACAGTTGGATAAAGAGGAAAAAGAAAAAATTGAAAGAGAGCTGCAGGAAAAGACAAATGAAATTAATCTGATGAAACTTGAAGTTTCAAAGGCAAAATTAGTCGCAGAAAATAAAATAAGCGAACATTTTACGGACTTGATAGCTTTAAGTCCTGAAATGACAGAAGAAGAACTTAAAAAGGTAATAACAAATGTTGCGAAGAAGCAGGAAGCTTTTAAAAATGACCTATTAAAAGACTATTCGATAACAAAGACAGCAGAAGGAACTTTAAAAGCAGAAAATGGAAAAGATTTTGTTGACAATATGCTTGAAAATAGGGAACAACTGGACACAGATTTAACAAAATTTATGTAAAAAAGGGGGAAATTGAATGAGAAAAAGAGCAATAATTCACAGAGAACGTTTAAACGTTGTTGTGAAAGCAGCAAAAGCTGATTTTGCTAACCAGTTAGTAGAAGAAGGTGATTTTCTTATATTACCAGCTGGGACTTTAGTAAAAAGTAAAAACAGTTACGATTTAAGGGAAAAGAGTGACTTAATGTTGCCAATAGCTGTTACTGAAAAAGCTGATGGGGTAGTTGTACATGATGTGTTATTTAATCCTAGGGATTTAGAAAGACCAGTAACAATAGCACTTGAAGGTGTTGTTTATCTGGATAATCTCATAGAAGTAGGAAAAGGATTCAAAACACCATTAACAGTTACAAAAGACAGATTACCAGCTAATGTGACATATGTTTACAAAAACAGAAAATAATAAAAAAGGGGGAAATTGAGGATATGACAGGAATAACAGAGATATTTAAGGCTAATGCCTTGAATAAATATTACGGAGGAGTGAAAGGGGAAACACTGGCTGAAACAATGTTTCCAATGGCTTATAATAATGACTTTGATTTAAATGTAATAAACGGGATAGGAAACGGTGCGGTTGAAGTGATCCAGTTTTCAAACTTTGATGCGGATATTTTAGCTAGAGATTGGGGCTATAGAACGCACACAAAGGAAGGAAAAGAATTTTTTAGGGAGAAAATAGTAATTCCTGAAAAAGAAAGAATGACTTTATTTCAGTTTTTGAATTCTAAAGATGAAGCATTAGTTCAAAGTTATGTAGCACAATTATATGAAACTTTTGCTGGAAAAGCTGGATTCTTAGCTTCAGTAAGAGCGTTAGTGACTTACACAGTTTCACAATTACTTTCAACTGGAAAAGTTACTTATATAGCTGAAAATGGTGGTGGAAGAACAGCAGATTACAAACTGTCGGCAGATTTAAAAGAAACTTTGACAAGTACGGCTGTATGGAGTGCAGCAACATCTGATCCGTTGGAAGACCTTAATAGATGGAGAGAAAAGCTTGAAAGTAAAGGTAAAAAGGTTGAAATAGCTCTGATGAACAAAAACACATTTAACAAGTTAAAAAAACATGCAGCGGTAGTTAAATTAGTTACTGATGCGAAATTAACACCTTCAAAAGCGAATGTACTGGACAAAATAGAAGAAATGACAGAATTAAAAGTACTTATATGGGATGAAAAAATTTCAGTAAATAAAACTGAAAGAAACGTATTCCCTGATAATGTTGTCACATTAATTCCTAACGGTGTTTTAGGAAAAATGGAATACGGACCAACTCCGACAAAGGTTGACAAACTTTCAGGACTGGCAGAAGGAAGAGACATTGTAGATATTAAGGGAACATATGCACCTTTAGAAGTTGCAGCTATAGGGAAACACTCAACAGTTACAAATGTGGAAATAGTTATTGAAGCGATGGTAGCTCCGAATCCAACAATAATGGATTCAATGTTCATAGCTACTGTTGGATAATCAGAAGGGGGAATATAAATGGCAAAAGAAAATAAAATAGACGGGGCAGAAAATATTTCTGCTCCTGAAAAGAAGTTAATACAAATTGTAGTAAAAAGTCCTTTTTATGATACTGAAAGGCACGAACCTGGAGAAATTTTAGAGGTGGATGAGACTTATTTTGCAGAACTTAAGGAAAAAAACTTAGCTGCTGAAAGGGAAGAATAAAAATGCTCAATCTTGATGAAAGAATAGAGGAAGCAAAGAAAATAGTACCTGAAATAATGGATAATGACATTTCAGTTGTAGAAAAGCTTTATGAAATCATTTTTGAGAAGTATTCGGAGGAAAAACAGGAACTTTTAAGAGTTTATCTGCTTGGGTATCTCTTAACAATGAATGAGGAAGTAAACTTTGAGGAAATACAGATATCAAATGTAGTCCTAAAAGAAGGTACAGGGAGTGACAATCCTTATTTCAGAATGTACACGGAATTATTAAAACTGATGGGGACAGATGAAAATGTTGCAACAGTAGGAGTGATATAAATGATTTTAAGAAATAATGAAAAAACGGAAGTTTTACTGGTGGATTTTAATCATATACTTCTAAAAACTGGAGACAATGAGCTCGATTTGTCTCCTAGAAGACTTGAAATTGCTTTAGATGAAATTAAGGATAGAAAGCTTAATATTGAAGTGGTTGAAGAAGAAACAAGTAAAAAGAGAGGAAATACAAATGCCAGTAAGACTGAAAATAAAGGAAAAACCTCAGAATAAAAAGTTTATGGAGTTTCTGGCAATGCCAAAACAGACAATAAAGGTAGGAACAAATATAAATTATGGAGTGAATGGGAATTTTGACGCTTATGGATTATCAAATGTTTTGGAGAGTGGTTCTAGTAGGGGAGTACCTGGCTGGCATTATAACGAAAAAGCATTTGAGAAGTTTAAACCAACAGGGGAAACACTTTTCAAAACAGGAGTAAATGACATTATAAATGGTAGTTGGGATATTAATTTGTTGCTAAATAAGATAGGAATAGAAGCAGCAACACAGTATAAAAATATGATTGAAAGCATAAAAAGTCCTTCTAACTCCCTTTACACTATTCAGAAAAAAGGGTTTGACAATCCAATGATTGAAACGGGATTCTTTAAATTTAATATTTCTGCCGAAATAAATGGTAGTAAAAACGTGAGGTAAGAATGGACAAAAAAGTATTAAAGGCAATAAAGAAAACTACTAAAGTGATAAAAATGTTTGAACAGGATGTAGTCTTACTTTCTGAAAATAAAAAACCTCGATTTGATGAAAAAGGCAAACTAATTAAAGTCCCTTCTGAAATAAAAATCAGAATGGCGATAATGACACCTAAAAACAAGTATTATCTTGATGAAACAATGAGAGGGAGTGCAATATCTAACACAAAGGAAGGGTATTACATCCTGAAAAAAAACGACGACTTTAAAATAACTGAAAATTCTTTGTTAAAGTGCAAAGATACAGTTTATAAGGTTATCAAAGTTGAAGAAAACTACGGAACATTTTTAAGAATGGAGTTGAATATTGATGACAAGCGGGATTAAAGATGAACTGATTGAGGATATTCAACAGATTTGTAAAAAATTTGGAATAGAAATAGCAATTGATGACTACGATAAGGATGAACTGACAGCGGAACAGTATGAAACTTTAAAATTTCCAGTTGTGTTTTATAACATTTATCATAAAAATGTTTCCCAAATTGATTTTGAGGGAAACAAATACAGATATGATGAAGGAATGGAAGTAATACTGACTATGGAAAGCAGAGAAGAAACGGAGTTGTTTAATATGCTTTATTTATTCCTTGTAAACATGGAAGCAACAAATGAATACTTTGGGGTTAGAAAATATAAAAGAAAAATAAGGGATGTTTTTAAATTACAGGAAACAACTTCTTATTTTAAAGGGCGAAGGTACTTTAAAAAAGTTCTGCAGTTTACATATTATGCGGAGCATTTGATAAATAAAAATTTTAATTAGAGGGATTATAAAAGGGGGATAAAATGGCAATAGAGAGAAATGATGTGAATATGCTTAATGACATTCAGATAAAGGCAGAAAATAACAGAAGATTTTTTACTGATGTTAGAAGCATATGTTTTTTTACGAAAGATTTTGCGATAGAGCCGACTTTCATAACAAAACCACAAGATGTAATTGATTTGAAAGTTGCTGGATTAGATGAAAATCATGAGTTTTATAAGCTTATTCAAAGTGCATACAGTCAGCCTTTCACACCAGTTGTAGTAGTTATTTATGGGAATAATACGGCTGATACGTTCACAAAACTTATTGAAACATATAAAAAACATGAAAAAGCATTTGAAATCACTAACTGGGTTACAAATATGGATGCGAAAGCAAATAAAACATTTGTTGAAAGTATAGTAGCTTATGCAAAAACTGACAAGGAAATACAAGTTGGAATAGCACTTGACATTGAAAAACTTACAGTTACTACTGCTTTGGAATATCTGAAAAATGCAAATGCTGACAATGTGGCATTCATAGCTGAAGGGGATAAAAACGTAAAATTAGGCAACTGGTTAACAGGTGCTTTATTTGGTGGAACAGTAGGAACTAAAACTCCTGGAAGTTATATAGTGCATTCAACTCAGATTCAGGGATTTGTTCAAGAAACATATTCATCTACTGAACAGGCTTCAATGAAAGGAGCAGGGCTAACTTATCTGAGTAAACCAACGCAAGGATATTTCCATATTGTTGGTGGATTGAATTCAGATAATAAGATGTTCACGGAACTGAATATAATCAAAATATGGCTACAGGACAGAATAAGAAAAGATATTACGGTCTTTCAAGTAACTAATGACAAAATACCTAACAATGATTCAGGTAAAAACATGATAAGAGCAATAATAATGGAAGACTTAAGAATAGCGGCTAATATGGGAATGCTTATGACTGATGATTCAGGAAATGTTTTTGGAACGATAGTTGAAACTGATTCAAATGGAAATAAAATAAAAATTCAACTTGGAAATCTTAACATTGAAGGAATAACTCAGGAAAGTTTAAGGGAAGGAACATTCAAATTCGATTTGAGGGTAACTTACTTAAATGGGGCAAGACATATAACATTAAGAGGAACTGTAACAACAGAGGGTAAATTAATATTTGAATAATAAAAGGGGGATAAAGTTAATATGAGTAGACAATATAATGTAAAAAACGTCCACATAGCATTTACTACACCGTTAGGAATATATCAGATTAAATGTAGACATGAAGATGGATTTGAGGATGACCCTTCAAGTGAGTCTTCATCTGAGACAATAGGTAGCTGCGGGAAAAAAGTCTACAACGTTTTACCTGATGGCTCAGTTGAAATAAAACTGAATCTTTTATATGGAAGTTCAGAAAACACTACAATGTGGACATTATACGAAGCTTGGAAGGGTGCTAAAAGTGAGTTTCCAATGTCAATAGCAGTAACAGATGAAAATGCAAAGGAAAGTTATTTTTATCCAAATGTTTCGTTTAAGAAAAGACCTTCTACTAAATTTTCAAATGAAAGTGGAACGGAAGCAACAACTTGGGAATTGAAAGCAGAAGACAAGAATTATATAAAAATATAGGAGGAAAATAAATGAATCTTGATAACTTAAAAGAAGAAGAAAAAAAAGCAATAGAAATGACAAGAGCAGCAGCAGGACTTGAAACAACTGTTAGGAGAACTGAAGAAGCAAAATTAATAGGGGAAA